TTCTTTTTAACAATGTGTGGTACAGCACCAATAACTGACCCACCTGCACACGCTTGTAGTCTTCCTTTAGATGGTTCACCTGCTAATTGTCCTGATGAAAGAGATTTAATATTGATACCTCGACAAGAGTTAAGAGGAGAAGTTGATATGTATAATCCTAATCATTGGCAACAAATGCAAATGATGTTCCAGAGAAATATGAACAAAGGTAGAATTGAGCAAACCGCAACAAAACCTGGTGATGCCATAAATAATGCACTAGATAATTTTTGGGAGCAAGAACATGGGAGCAATGGTTCCACCGAGCAGGAAAAGCTGCTATAACTTTAGAGTAACGGAGATTAATCGTGTTGTTGACGGGGATACTATTGATGTCACCATTGATCTTGGGTTTGATCTATACAAGAAAGAAAGAGTTAGAGTTGCAGGAGTTGATACACCAGAGAAAAGAACAAGAGATCTGGAAGAGAAAGCACTGGGACTAGACGCTACAAACTGGATGAAAAAAAATTTGGAGGACGCAATTGATGGAGATGATGAACTCACTATACGAACTGAACTTAAAGGTGGGATGGGTAAGTATGGTCGCTTGCTTGGTTGGTTATACATTGGTGATGATGAACTATCGCTCAACGAAAAAATGATTACCGAAGGGTATGCTTGGGAATATGATGGTGGAACAAAACAAAAAAACTTCGAGGAACTACGAGAGATTCGTAGGTCATTCGGTACACTAAACGAGGGTTAAAAAAATGTCTTGCGAAAATCACGAAAAGATGAATCCAATAGTTCATCGCTTATATCATTTGAAAGAGTGGGATAAGAAAAAAACAAAATGGATTCAGGACAAGTTTAACTTGACTGATTATCAAATGCTTTGTATTACATTTGTAAAAGGATTTATTATAGGAGCTATACTACTGTGAAAAAATTTATCGGAGACCAAATCAAGAGATTTTTTGAGACAGGAAAATGGGCGATGAAACTTATTTTCCTTGTTGTACTTGTAGAACTTGGATTAGTTGTAGGAGTCGTTGCAACTATGGGTAATGAACTAACTGATGAAGATGGTAAACATATTCATCATCTATTAGCATTAGCAATGACTAAATCATTTGCATTATATTCAATGGAAAAAGCAGGAGAAAATCAAAAGTATCTTATTGAAAATGTAACTAAAAAATGAAATCTTTGTTATTGAAAATTGGAGTTGGTGTATCTGTTGCACTCAATCTTTTTGTATTTACCGTTGCAATGTATGGGTTGTACACTCGTGAAGCGAGAGTCGAAGAGAATCGAAAGTGGTTAAAAGAAACTATCGAGAAAGAGGTTTACGATCAAATTAAATTTGTGATGCCTAAAGAATCTGGTGGTGTATATGTCCCCAATAAATGAAATTGAAGTACCAAATATAACAATACCTAATGTTGTGAGTAATCAACATTGGTTGAATGGTATACCTAATGTTCCAAGTAATCATCCACCAATCACAACACAAATAGGATTTCCAATTGTAGAAATACCTGGTTGTGTTAAGATGCATCAGGATAATAAAGATCATGTATCAAAATTACCTTTTGATAAAGATTTGGTAAATCAAGACGAAAAAGGAACTACAACTTTGTGTCCTCACGGTGAATATCCATCATATGAAGCGATGGAATATACACCAGAGCAGTTATTAATTACAAGAGAAACACCACCACCCCCAGTTGAACCACCACCAGAAATTGAAGCACCAGAGATTCCTGATACTGGTGATTTAGGAAAAAAAGAAGATGTCCCTTGTCCTGGTCCTGGTAATTTAAGACTTGGTGATTTAACACAATCAGGTGATGAAAGAGTTGTTGGTCATAAGTTAAGTGATGATGGTAAGGTCTGTGAGACATTGTTTGAACCTACCACACCAATCGAAAAATTTATTCCATCTACAAATCAAGCTACAAATGCACTTGCAATCGCAGTGATTGCAACAGCAGGTGCGACTGCAACACCAATCATATTAAGAATAGTCAAACCGATTCTTACAAAGATATGGAAAACGATACAGAAAAAAATGGGTAAGAAAGTTGATATGCCTACTCGTGCAGAAATTAGAGCAAACAAATATCGTGAAAAGAGAGGATTACCACCTTTGAAGAAAAAATAATTATTTTTTAGTATTACCAATCGATATCTCTTTTAAAACACTTGCATCTTTACTGATAGGTGGTTTTACTGGTATTTCGTGTGTATGATTTGCAACTACACCTGCAGGATTTATTAACATCACATCCGCACATACTTTAGCATATTCAGTGCCTGGTTTAAATATAATTCCAGCCTTCATTAGTTCACCACAGTTCTTTAATCTTGCGATTTCAAAGTCTAATCTTTTATTAGCAACAGATTGATTCATTAATGCAATATTTGCCTCTGCTGCCTGTTTACATTGCTCTTGTAGTTTTTTATCTAATGGTCTAGACCAAGTTGCTGATACACCTATTGATAATGTACTACTATCTTTCTGCCCTGTTCTTGTAGGTTTATAGTACAAAATTTCACCTGGATTATCGGGCACATCGTCATTATTTGCGTCTACATTATTGTACACGGGATCCATATAATAAGATTCATATGGACGCTTGACTGCAATATTTCCTGTAGCGAATGGTGTTATGTTCATGGTAGGACCTTGACATTGTATACCATTTCCATATGTATTAGTTATATACGGTCCTTGTAAAACTTGTATAGCTTGATTGGTAACTGAGCCACTAGAATTTGCGACTGGATTTGCTGTCGCTGAAACACCACCTATATCACTCGCAAATGTAGGAGATGCTGTACCTAATGAACAAACTGATATCAGTTTGAGAAGGTGCTTGTTGTGTTTGTTACGCTTTGTATGGTTGTTGTCCTCTGTATAATTGTGTGATTTGAGAGGCCTGGCCCAGAATAACTTTCTGTGAATTGAAAGGCTTCTCCGGGTGTTGTTAATGTGAAGTTTGGTTTGTTGTTTAAATCCAATCCAGTCCATGTTGAAGTCACTCCATTCAGTGTATTACTATTTCCTGTGGTGGATGGTGAAGAAATAGTATTTCCATCGTGTTGTATATTTGTGCCCGTTATAACGTACTGATAGCCCGTATCGTAGTTCATACTATTTATGGTCTCTGTCACAGTGCTCGTCGTTTCCGTATTGCTCGTCATCGAGCCCTGAGTGAAATTAGGCACCACAGGAACAGACATCGCAGTCGGGACATTCGCAGTCAGGGCAGACACAACCACAACCATCGCAAGTTTTATCTTGGTGGTTATGAACTTTCTTCCATTGTTGTGCTGCCAAATTATCAAGGAAGTCATTTATCATTGAACGGTAAGCTCGTTTACAAATTGGCCAGTAGCCACAGTACCTGCTCCACCTGCTGTTATCGTCATCACACCTGCTGTTGTGATTGTACCAGCTAAGTCACCAGCAGTTCCTGCTGCTGTTGATACTTGGTCTGAGAAGTTACTTACAGCACCGACTGATGGAGCTGATTGTGAAACCGCATCACCTTGAATGTATGTCTGGCTGTAGCTGAAGCTTGCACCGGGAACATCCTGAGTTGCTGCAATAGTACCGGGAGCCATAACTCCTGCTGTGATCGTACCGGCAGAAACTGTGTTGACTGTTGTGCCATCAGTTGTGTCCACACCATTTCCAGAAACTGAATAACTGGAGCCAATTCTTTCAACTTGAGTGGCTGCAGCGTTCACTTGTAACTGAATACTACTTGATAGTTTATGTGTAATATCAGCCATCGCAGGAGATGCAAATCCCGCAAACAATAACAAGGGTATAAATTTTTTCATTTTGTTTGAGACAATATACCTATTTGCTATTTAGTAATCAAATAAATAGATAAAAACACTGTATAATGTCGAACAGGTATTCTCGTATATTTCATCACATTTCTACTCAAGACCTTAAAAGGAACATGGGTGAAGAGATTCGTCTGAAAAAAATTGAAGAAGGTAAGAAATTAATTATTGAAGAACAGCAGGCCGATATTCAAAAAAAATTAGATTCAAAAAAATCCGATTGGAGAAAAGACTTGACAGATCTGTAAAGTTCTGTTAAGATAAATAACGAAAGGGTGTTCTTTTCAACACCTAGCAAAGGACTCGAACGTATCGCCACCCATTGCAAACTGCTTTAACCGAGACCTGTGAGCAGTATAAGCATTAGTCTCTCATATCCTGTAGCGAGGGGTTACAGGAAATAAGTTTCGCATCTACCCTTGGTGCCCTACTTAACGTCTTATTAAATGACAACCTCAAATATTTCACGCAGACAAACCAGTCTCCTAGCAGGCTGGCCCGAGTTTTGCGAATGGGTAACATCAACTGACAACAGAATTTATGTTGGATGGTTTGGTGTCCTAATGATTCCATGTCTACTCGCAGCAGCAGCATGTTTCATCGTTGCTTTCATAGCAGCACCTCCTGTCGATATCGACGGAATCAGAGAGCCAGTTGCTGGTTCTTTCATGTATGGTAACAACATCATCTCAGGTGCTGTAGTTCCATCATCCAACGCAATCGGTCTACACTTCTACCCAATCTGGGAAGCAGCAACTCTAGATGAGTGGTTGTATAACGGTGGTCCTTATCAGTTAGTTATTTTCCACTTCCTAATCGGTATCTCAGCATACATGGGAAGACAGTGGGAACTATCATACAGATTAGGAATGCGTCCTTGGATCTGTGTTGCATACTCTGCACCAGTATCTGCTGCATTCGCTGTATTCTTAGTATATCCATTTGGTCAGGGTTCATTCTCTGATGGTATGCCACTTGGTATCTCAGGTACTTTCAACTTTATGTTCGTTTTCCAAGCAGAGCATAACATTCTAATGCATCCTTTCCACATGGCAGGAGTAGCAGGAATGTTCGGAGGATCTTTATTCTCAGCAATGCATGGTTCTCTTGTTACATCTTCTCTAATCAGAGAAACAACAGAGCAAGAGTCACAGAACTATGGTTATAAGTTCGGACAAGAAGAAGAAACATACAACATAGTAGCAGCACACGGTTACTTTGGTCGTCTTATCTTCCAGTATGCTTCATTCAACAACTCAAGAAGTCTACACTTCTTCCTAGCAGTTTTCCCTGTTGTATGTGTATGGTTAACCTCTATGGGTATCTGCACAATGGCATTCAACTTGAATGGTTTCAACTTTAACCAATCAGTTGTTGATGTTAACGGTAAAATCATTCCTACATGGGGTGACGTATTAAACAGAGCAAACTTAGGTATGGAAGTTATGCATGAAAGAAATGCACACAACTTCCCATTAGACTTAGCATCTGCTGAGACTACAGAGGTTGCATTATCTGCTCCAAGCATTGGTTAAAACCAAAATCACTTTTTAATTTCATTTACCTCGAAAAAAATTTCGGGGTATTTTTTTGTCTAATTGGATTTTGATATATAAATTATTGAACCAACGAGAATGGATTTTGAAGAACAGTTAGAAACAGAACATCTTCTTTTAGTTGATAGAGTTTGTAAGCAGTGTGGTGTCAGAAAAAGTTTATTGGCAGACTA